GAAACCAAAAGAGAAGAAAGCAAAGACAGCAGCGCAACTCCGGAAGGAAGCATATGACGCCGACATCGCATCCGTGCGATTCAAGTCGGACATGTACGATTGGGACGCGGATCGGCAAACGAAGGAATACGAAAAGGTTCGCGAGAAACACAAGCAGCATCTCAAGGAAACCGTCGAGGACAACCGGACGATGCTCCTTCAGCTCAAACGTCTTCGTGAGGATTCCGCAAAGTCCCGATATGACTTCTCTGCCGAATGGATCGCGAAAGAAGAACGCCGTATGCAGGACGCCAATCGATCGGAAATTGACATCGAGAAGACGAAGATTGACGCATGGACTAGACTTCGCGACCGGTACAAGAAGGATTCGGACGAGTATAAAAAAGCCGACGAGCAAGTGTACCAGTCGAAAAAGAAACTCGTCCAAGCGCAATTTAACTTTTCCTCCGATTGGATCGCGAAAGAGTCTCGTCGTATGGAAGAGGCCGGAAAGTCCGAAGCAGAGATTGCGAAGATGAAGCTCGACTCTTGGACGCGCGTTCGTGATCGTTACGCAAAGGATTCGGAGTTTTACAAGAAGGCGGACGAACAGGTCTACCAAGCGAAGAAGAAGCTTATCGCGGAGAACGAGAAGGCGATCAAGGATACGCAGAAGCTCGCCGACGAGATGTACAAGAAGCAAAAATCCGCAATAGAGGACGCAAAGAAAGCCGATCTCAAGGCGATAGAGGAACGGAAGAAAGCGGCGTTATCCGATTATGACGCGCGAATCAAGGCAATCGACGCTCTCATCGCGAAGGAAGCGGAGTTCAACGCAGATGCCGACTACGAGACGAAGCTTGCGGAGAAACGCGCTCGACTCGATCTCCTTCAATCCGCAGTCGGACCCGACGGAATCAAAGAGCGCGAGGACATCGCGAAGGAAATCGAACGGATGCAGCTCGAACACGACCGTGAGCTTCGCAAACGCGAATTGGAATCGCAGAAGCAAGGGCTGCAAGACGAGAAGTCCGAGCGTGAGAAGTCGTTCGAGCGCGAGAAATCCGATGTCGAGGCGAAGTATGACGCGCTTAAAACGGCATTCGAAGATTTCACCGGCGATGTCAAAACGATAGAGTCCGCGATTTCCGAGTTCCGCATCAAGTCCAACGAAGAGACTAACGCGACGATCCTCTCGGATTTAGATACATTCGTGTCGAAGTACAACGCAAAGATGTCGCAAATCCAATCGATGTCCGCGCACAGCTCCGAGTTGGACGAGTATAACGCGAATAAGGATGCGTGGTCTTCAGCAAAAGCTCGTGGGGATTCCGCTGAAATGGCACGGCTGAACGCTCGGAACGAAGAGATTCGGCAGAAATACGGAATCGGAAAAGATACCGGAAAGCTTCCGAGCTTCGACGTTGGCGGCGTTGTTCCAGGACCCGTTGGACATCCGATGTTTGCAGTGGTTCACGGTGGCGAAGCGTTCTTTAATCAACGTCAGCTCTCGCGATTGTTTGCGATGCTTGACGCTCCTGTCTCCGCGATGAGATATGACCGTCCTTCGGCGGCTCCGCAATCCGTTGTTAACCACATCGACATGTCCGTAAATGACGCAGTCTTCGAGGACGGCGCGGACGTACAGACGTTATACTCCGAACGCGAACGGACGGCTAGACGTCTCCAAACGATGGGAGTGAAATCCGTATGACACTCGAATATGATGTCCGCGTGAATGGTACGTGGCTCTCGACGGTAGGCGCTGCTCTATATGAGCGGCGTCTTCCCATATTGCCGGAAGTTGAGGAAAACGTGTTGAAAATCGCAGGAACTGACGGAGAGCTTGACTTCGGCTCTACGTACGCGCCGAGATTGATCGAACTGACGTTATACATCACCTCGCCGCCATCGGAGTTCCATACGACTCTTGCGCGACTGGCTCGGGTATTTAACGGAGGTCGTCGTGAGATTACCGTTGAGTTCTCGGATATTTCCGGGCGAATCTATCGCGCGGTGAACAACGGCACACTCGCGTTGGACGGACAAGTCGGCAGTCGGATGGTCGTGGTATCGCTAAAGGCTAACGATCCATGGCCGGAGTCCAACGAAAAGGTGACGGAAGTGACGATAACGCGATCGCCAGAAACGATTAGCGTAGAGTCATCGGGAGATGTCCGCGCACAACCGGTATTGGTGCTTACGAATACGGGAACGAATACGATCCGGAGCTTCCGGATTACGAACGAATACACGACATAGGAGGAATACGATGAATATATCGAACTGGCTATCGGCGGCGTTGCTAAACGCGACGCTTCGCAACACGGCGTTCTCTTCGCCTACAACGGTTTATCTCGCGCTGTATACGAGTGACCCGACACCTGCCGACACAGGGACGGAAGTTAACGGAGGTGGGTACAAGCGTATGGCGATTTCCTTCGCGGCTCCTGCGGTAGAGAACGGAAAACAAACGGTTAAAAACACAGCTGACGTAGAGTTTCCGATCGCATCATCGGATTGGGGGCTCGTGACGCATATTGGATTGCGAACGGCTGTTACAGGCGGGAATTTGCTATGGTCTACATCTGTTCCGAATCCGCGTACGATTCAATCCGGAGACAAACCGAAGTTTTTGAAAGACGGCACACTCGTCCGATTCACAAACTAACGAGAAAGAAGGCGAGGAGAATGACGATGAAGCCGATGTATCCAGCAGTTGTCAACAGTCCAAGCACCGAATTGGCAGCGGATATTACAGTAGATGCGACAGAGATCACTGTAATATCTACAGCGGGACTTCCGCCTGCGCCGAACATGTTGACGATTGGCATCGATGAGACGGCGGAGACGGTTAGGTATTCGAAAGTTGACGGAAAAAAGTTGACGGTTGAGCGTGGGTTTCAAGGTATTTCTAAATCATGGAGCGCAGGGACGAAAGTTGCTCGATACTTCACCGCGTACGATCACGATGCGTTTCGTGAGAATGTAGAAGCATTGTTTGGCACTTCACTCGCGAGTAATGGGAGTGTGTTTATACCTGCACACGAACCATTTCGAGCTTGGCAAGGTGTTTGTACTGACGGTACGTATATTTATCTTGTTACCGACAATCCGGAAACTGGGATACAAGATCATGAAAACATAATTAGTGTTTATGACCTAGAAGGTAATTTTATATATGAAAAACGAAATGCCTATTCTAGAGTCGATAGTGACGGAAAACAAATGTCTTTTGGAGATATCAGTTTTATAAATAATGTGTTATATGTAACTGCGTATAACATAAACGGAGGGGGAGCACATCCTTATGAATCTAGGGTAATAACCTATTCGTCATATTCCCCGGAAGCTGGTATAAATATGATTCAAGAGACTGACATCGGCGATGGAGTAGCAGAGTGCGTTGCAGGAGATTCAGATGGATTCCTTTGGATGAGTTATCACGACAGACAAATAGTACGTAAGTTTGATGTTAGTCTGGCACTGGTAAAAGAGTATCCTTTACCTACTGCAATAAGCCGTTATGGTGGATACCAAGGGCTGTTTTGGGAGAATGGACTTCTGCACGCTAACATGCACGGCCCTAACTTTCACGGAGATGACTTCGAGGGGCATATTGATGTTTTCCAGTTTGATAATGAAGCATTTGTTCTTCTGGAGCGTATTACACCACCGACTTTTGGAACTACTCAAGGAATGTGTGCTTGGAAAGGAGTGTACTTATTTAACGATCGGTCGAACAATGGGATAGTTATTGTAAAGAATTTACGACAAGGCAACGTCAATAAGAGAAAATCGATATCGCTACGCCAGAGTTTCGTAAGAGCAGTGTTAGTCAATAACTATGAAGTATATGACAAGACTTATGACCGCTCGCCAAAGTTTTATCAGGATATTGAAGGCCGCATTCACTTCTCCGGAATATGTAAACCGACTACATCTACTATACGCGATGCCAAAGCATTTGCCTTACCTCTATCATACATTCCGGAGTTCAGTTTGAATATATGTGCATGCACTAACCTTGGTGTTTGTAGATTAGTTGTTGTCGGTAATAATAGTACGACTCCTGATTTGAAGGGACATGTGATACCATTTTTACCTCCGGAAGTAGAATGGGTGTCTTTTGATGGGATTAGCTTTCTTGCCGACCCTTCCAATATGATGTAATGGTGTGGTATAATTACGTGGATTTTTTACATCAGGAGGGGTTGTTTTGTCAAGAAACATAGGACTCGATCTTGCAAGAAGTCTCGCTATTGTCATGGTGTTAATAAGCCATAGTCGAATGTTCTTTGACGAAGTTAATCTCCAGTGGGTTTCTTTTAATGGTTTAATTGGGGTTGAGTTGTTCTTTGTGCTGAGTGGTTTTTTAATTGGTCAGATTATAATTAAAGATGTACTATTTAAAGGCTCATATAAATCATTATATACTTTTTATCAAAGAAGATGGTTTAGAACTTTACCAGTGTATTTTTTAGTAATGATGGTTGTGGCTGTCGTGTCAAAGAGAAATCCACACTGGACAAACTTTCTCTTTATGCAGAATTTTAACGGTGACTTCTTTTTGCCTGTATCGTGGAGCTTATCAATAGAAGAATGGTTTTATCTTATAATACCTCCTGTCTTTATTATTGCGTTGTTCAAATCAAAAAGTCGCACTGGATTTTGGTTTGTGTCTGCTTGTGTTGCGATAATATTAATATTCACTGTGATTAGGTTTACCGTTGTTTTTACATACAGTCCATCTTGGGATTTTGGAGTACGAAAACAGATCTATTTGAGATTTGATTCGATAATGGTTGGTGTGTTATTGGCAGGTATAAAGTTGTACTACTCCGACTTCTATAACAAATTAACGAAAAACAGGATAATGTTAAACTTACTTGCTTTATCATCTTTCATTTTTGTTATCGTATTTTATATATTTACTTTAGATGCTGGCGGAAATGTCATGGATTCTTCATTGTTCGGAAGGACTTTTTTCTTCAATGTAATTCCATTAAGTTGTGCTTTAGTCGTACTTTCTTTGTCGAGCAGTAGCTGGATTGAGTCGTTTCCTCGCAATAAGAGATCGGTGAAATTTATTTATTTTGTAAGTGTGACTAGTTATTCAGTATACTTAGTTCATTATGAATTGTTTGTATTTGTTCGTCCGTATATTATGATGTATGGTGTTCTAACAAAACTGCTATTGCTTGCAGTCTTAATAATTATTACTTATGTAATATCGTTCATTATTTATAAATATTATGAGAGTCCATTTTTACGATTAAGAGATAAACTAACCATTCAGAACACACATAAAACAAACTTTGGTTCATAATAATCAATAACGTCCGCGGGGGCGTTATTTTTTTAGGAGGTATAATGTTTTCATTTAACCTAATTCCATTTAACGGAGCTTTCACCGCAGAGACATACTTTAACGTTATGATTGAATCTCAGACGGGTATATCCGCGAGACTGAGTATCGACATGCCAGTCGCTATTGTTTTCGAAAGTACCAGCGAAATGACGTCCTCGATGTTGCGGGAATATACTCTCGATTCAACGGTGATCGAAACGGCTGCTGAACTTATTACGCAATTGATTCGCGAAAGGTTGCTACATACTTCGCATGTGGATTCAGCAACCTCCTTCGATGTTACCGTCACTCATTCGCACGTAGACGAAATACGTTTCCTTGGCGACTTTAGGCCGGGGGACAAGCTCGTTATCGACACGCGGAAAATGACCGTTACTTTGAACGGGCAAAACGCGATTCACTTGTTGGACGGCGACTTCTTCGAATTGGTACTCGGGACAAACAAAATCACGTATTCAGACGGAGAAGGTGCGCGGAACATATTAACGCGGATCACGCACCGCGACAAATTCTTGTATTGACGGGAGGTGTACGATTGCGTTCGTACCTCGAAACCTATGATAAAAACATGCGGCGCGTCGGCATTCTCGTCGATGCAACGGATATACAACGGCGAAGACGGCTCAATTCCGACTATGAGCTGTCTTTTTTATTGCCGATGACTAGCGCGGACTTCCGCGATAAAGTACAACTCAAGGGACATGTGCGAGATGAACGCGGACAGTATTACGTCATTAACTCGCGACAACGTGTACGAGATGGTCGCAAGTTGACGGCGAACATCGTCGCCACTCACGTAGTGTTCAAATTGACCGATTACAAAATGCCGTATTCCTCGTATATTTCCGAGGCGTACGGCGTTCATGTTTCACGGCTGACTGACGCGATATCGGCGGCGACTAACGGAAAGTTCCGGTTCTCCATCGACGATTCCTTCGACCTATACGATGTAAAAGACTGGGGTCGAGGCAATGCGCTCCAGGCGTTGAATGACGTCATCAAAATGTATCGCGTCGAAGTTGATCCGGATAATTTCGTTATCCATCTGCGGAAGAAAATCGGCGAGGACAACGGATTGCAGTATCGTATCCGGAAGAATATCGTATCGACGAACTTTCGCGATGAAGTCGGCTCACTTGTCACACGTATGTACGCGCAAATGAAGGACGGCCGGACATTCATCGGATTGGACGCGTCGTATTTGACCGATGAGGAACGCGCGCTCCTTTTACAGATTCCTGGCGCAATCGCCAACGGAAAGCTTGCCGTGAACTATCTTATCTCGCCGTATCAAGCGTATTGGGCATCGGAGTCCATTCTATATTTCGACGGCGAGATTATTGAACAGGATCTCGAAGATCCCGTGAAGCTTCTCGAAGCGACTCGGAAGGCATTACGCGAGCAAGAGGTTCCGTCTTTGGAAGTCGCAGTGTCCGCCGCTGACCTATTCAAGCTCGACAAGACGGAGCCGCGTCCGGGGCTTGGTGATATGGTTAAGTGCATCGACCCGGAACTCGGACTCGATCACACATCCGCGCGGATAACGGAGTTGACGGAGTACCCGTTCGCGCTCGACAAGCATGCGCAAGTCACCGTTTCAAACGTCATGCTTCGCGATTACCAAGATATCATCGCGGACTTGGAACGGAGCAAACGTGTGGTCGATAATATGTTCTCGGGCGGACGGATTCGAACGGACGTGTTTGAGAACTTCGCCAAGCTCGCCGTACAGGACATCCACGCGTCGAAGACGGAGATTAAATACGATGATCGTGGGATTATCCTCATCGACAAGACGGACAATCGAAATCAAGTCGCGTTGACATCGAACGGCATTGTCATATCCACTGATGGATTGCAATCCGCGAGAGCTGCGATAACTGCTCGTGGGATTGTCGCGGAACAAATCGTCGGACAGCTCGGTAGCTTCGTATCGATGCTCATAGGCGCGGGGAACGACGTGGTGCAGATTAACACAAACGGTATCGCGGCCGGTCACGCGAATTGGTCGTCAGCTCCGTTTAGACTCGACATGAAAGGGAATCTCGTTGCAAACAGTCTGACGGCTAATTATGCGAAGATATTCTCGTCCAACTTCCAGGACGGTGCAATTACTGGTTCGAGTATTAACGTCGGTAACGGTCAGTTTACGGTTGACCGAAACGGAAACATGTACGCAGGTAACGGCCAGTTTCGCGGGGATATTTCGGCATCGACGTTTACTGGCGGAACGATTACTGGTTCATTAATTCGTACATCAGCGAGTGGTCGGCGCATAGAGGTAGACGGTAGCGGACTGCGAACATATGACGGAGGAGGACGAAATCGCATCGTTATTAACACCGGATCAGATTCCGGAGTATCTGCGATATCGTTCTACGGTTCTAGCGGAAACCATGTCGGGGAGATCAACTCGTACAACTCATCGAGCCAACTCACGATATACGGAAGCGATATAATGATCGGTTCGAATGACACTTCGAATCCTATCCGGATGAACGGAGCTGCGCGATTCGCAGGGCCTTCAACGTTTAATAGCAGCGTTCAATTTAATGGGAACGTCGGAGGGTTGTCACTTGAAATTGAAAACATTCGAGGACTAGGCGCGCAATTAACTTCACTACAGTCTCAGATAGATTCTCTTAGATCCGCTCATAATAATCACCGACATTCTGTTTCTGTTCCAAATCATAATCACGGCAATCCGCAAAACGAAAATTCTGGTGGTGGAACATTTACGTCGACTACTCCGTAGTGATAATATGAGGATAAATAATCCAACGGAGGTAGACTGATATGAAAAAGTGGACTTACTTATTAAGTGGAGTTGTCATCGGCGCACTAGTTGCCACCGCCGGAAGTGTATTTGCGGAACAGGTAAAGACATTAGTTGGAAAGCAAGTAACCGCGGAGTATGATGTCGTTGTTAACGGAAAGGTACTGCAAGATAAAGGTGCGGCCATTAACGGACGTGCGAACGTACCGGTGCGCTCCCTAGCAAATGCAATAGGAGCTGATATAAAGGTGGAGGGGAAAAAGATATTAGTAACACTAGAGAAAGAAGAAAGACCGTCCGCTGGAAGTTCTTCTGAGACTTCTACTGATTCAAACAAATATATCGGTGGGTCAAAGAAAAGCTTAGAAGAACTAAAAGCAAGTCTTGAAACTAATACACTCAAGCCAAGAACTGAAGAACGAGCACGTCTCGTCGCGGGACTGGACGAATTGAAAAAATCGTGGGAAGGTGCGGAGCCTTCGCCTGCAATCGTGAGTACAGAAAAACAAATACGTTCGTACGACGAAATCATCGAAAAGGCAAACGAGGAACTCCGCCTAGTTAACGAAGCACTCGAAACAGCAAAATAAAACGAATAGTAATCGACTAAGCTCACGGAATCCAACCGTGGGCTTTTTCTTTTGCCCAACGAAAATATAACGGAGGGATGACGATATGCAATATTTTATCGTAACGGAGAAGAACGGAGATCGAAGCTTGGTATGCGCGCCTAACGAACAGGCATTGACGGTGTTAATCGCGTCACAGGACGATGATTTCGAGTTTGAATCGTACCTGCGCCTAGATTCGGATACGTTTGATCGCGCAGGGTTCATT